TACCCGTTGTTCCTGGCCTACTACGCGGGCAGCCCGCCGGCGAGCGTGGCCCCGTGGAGGTCGTGGACCTTCTGGCAGAACGGGGCCACGGGCGCGGGCAGCGGCGACCTCGACTACTTCAACGGGCCGGAGCGCGCCCTAGTTCAGTGGGCCAACCCCGCGCCTGCCCCGCTGCCACCGGACTGGACTTACCCGCCGGTGCGCTCGCTGACGGCGACGGGCGGCCAGACTAGCGTGAGGCTGGAGTGGACCGCGCCCGCGCCGGTGCCTAACCAGCAGCCGATGCCCGGCATCGCGCAGTACGAGGTGGCCGTCGTCAGGGGCCCGTCGCTGAGCGGGCCGGACGTGGCGTCTTACCCGCGCTTCGTGGCCAAGGGCGTCAACCCCGAGGTGTGGCAGGGCGGCTCGCTTGCCCGCGGGACGCAGTACACCGCCGGGGTACGGGCCATCGCCCCGGACGGCGGGCACGCGGGCGGCTGGGCATCGGTGACGTTCAGCACCACCTGACGTGTAATAGGGGCATGGGAAGAGCAGGTAACAACGTCCGGGCGACCGGGGGCGGGCCGCGCCGCCGCCGCGTTGTCAGCATTGTCGGGAACCCGGACGGCAACCGCGCTGAGCGCCGGGTGGCCGCGAAGATCGCCCGCATGAGCCCGGAGAAGCAGGCGAAGCTGCCCCGGGCCCAGTTCTCGTCAGCCGGCCGGTGGTTCCAGGCACCGCAGAAGCCGAACGGCGGTTAGCCGTATCAGTCTGTGTGGCCAAATACCTGTGCGTCAACGACATCCATGCCACCAGGCGACCGCCGAGCAGCTGCACGGACCTCTACTGGCCCGACCTGCTCGTTCTGCTGTACCAGACGTGCGAGCTGGCCCGGCAGCGGGATGTCGACGGGGTGGTGTGGGCCGGCGACGTCTTCCATCACAAGGCCCCTTCGCGCACCGACCACGGCCTGATGCAGGAGCTTATCGGGGTGGTCCAGGGTTACCCGTGCCCGCTGTGGATCGTGCCGGGTAACCATGACATGTGTGTTTCTGACGACACCGAGGCTCTGACTAGCCGAGGGTGGCTGCGCCGGGAGCAGCTAGACGGGACTGAGCTATTCGCCACCTTGAATCCGGAGACTCACGAGTTTGAATGGCAAGCTCCTCAGCGGTTGTTCGTCAGCTCTTACGACGGTGAGCTAGTCCACTTCAAAGGGACGCGAGTTGATCATCTTGTCACTCCTGGTCACGATGTCTACGTGGCAGTGCCACACGGGAGCACGTCCCGACGGCTAGACGGCTCTATGCCGCCCAAGCGGTCGGTGGTGTTCAGCCCGGAGTGCATGCGTAAGCGGAAAGCTGCAGACGCTCCAGGTATCCCGCAGCGCTGGTACAGCTTGTCGGCAGCTCCTGTGTGGAATGGTAAGCACCTGGAGCATGTGGAGATACCCCCTTCGGGGCGGTCTCCGGGTTTGGCTCTGCCTGTCAGGGACGCAGCCCGGCTCTTTGGGTGGTACGTCAGTGAGGGAACCTGCGAGCCGGGCCGCGTTGTCCTCTCGCAGTCCGCGAGGGTGCACGCTGAGCAGTACGAAGAGATCGCGGACCTGGTGCGGCGCACCGGGTTCAGGCCGCAGCTTGACCCGGATCGTGTCCGCTTCGGGTCTGCGCCTGTTGCGCGTTTTCTTGGCCGGGAGTTCGGCCGGATCTCGCGTGAGAAGCGGCTTCCGGCCTGGGTTAAGAACTGGCCGCGTGAGCTTCTGGCCCTGCTGCTGGAGACTGCGTTGAAGGGAGACGGGGCTCGGAACGGGCGGTCTAGCTGGACGTACACCAGCAATTCTGAGCAGCTTGTGGACGATTTTCAGGAGGTGTGCGTCAAGCTAGGAGTCAGGTCGACCAAGCTCGGCCCTATCCCCACGGCGCACCGAGATTATCCGGGTTCGGCTGGGATTATGTTCCGGCTGAGTATCTCCTATGGTGCCCCGGTTTCTATGCCTGTCTCGCAGCGTGTTCCGTACAGAGGGCTGGTGTGGTGCCCGCAGCTGACAAACGGTTTGTGGCTGACCCGGCGGAACGGGCGCGTTCTGTGGACCGGCAACAGTCATGACAGGCTAGACAGCCTTATCTCCCAGCCGCTCGGGGTGCTGTTTCGCGCCGGCGCGCGGAACCTGGAGAGCTGGACCGGGGCTGATGAGGTCAGCAAGCTTGACCTGTACGGGGTGCCCTGGCAGCAGCAGTGGTCACAGCGGCGCGTGAGCGAGGTGCTGGCCGGCTGGCGGGGCGAGACCTACGGCTGCTCGCTGGTGGTCACTCACGCGCCGATCTACCCGCCCGGCCAGGAGCCGCACTACGAGGGGGCCGAGTTCACCCCGGCGTCCTGGTGGGCCGAGGCCATGGGGAACCAGGGCTACCTCTTGTACGGGCACATCCACGAGCCGCACGGCGTATGGCAGCACGGCGGGGTGACGTTCTGCAACTACGGCGCGCTGTCGCGCGGCTCGCTGGACGAGTACAACCTGCACCGCCAGGTCGGCGTGACTATCTGGGACACCGATGAGCCGCCGGAGCGGGCGTTCGAGTTCGTCCCGCTGGACGCCCGCCCGGCAGAGGAGGTGTTCCGCCTGCGGCAGCACGAGGAGGCCAAGGGCGGGCAGCGCCGCCTTGACCTCTTCCTGTCGGGGGTGGACGCCGTTACCCTCGGGCTGCTGAACGTGGAGTCCGTGATTGCGCACATCCGCGAGGGCGGTCACCCCGTCAGCGTGGTCAACCTGGCCGAGGAACTGCTCATGGCCCAGCAGGGAGGAACGCGTTGAACCGCGAGGAGCTGAAGACTGCCGTCCTGGTTGACCTGGACAGCACGTTGTGTGACACAAGGCACCGATGGCACCTGAGCCCGATGGCTAACCCGCTGTCCAGCTGGGATATCTACTGCGCGGCACGGATGGGAGACTTGCCCATTCCCGGTACGGTAACGCTGGTCCGGCTGCTGTACCCGCACCACCAGGTTCACATCTGTTCGGGGTCGGGAGCCTCGTCGGCGAAAGTCACCCGGTCGTGGCTCGACCTGCACCGCGTCCCCTACGACGCGCTGAGGCAGCGACCGGAGGGCAATCATGAGCCGAACGCCGATCTGAAGATCGCCTACATCGAGCAGCTGCACGCCTGCGGGCTGCAGGTGGTGCTGTTCCTCGAAGACCACCCGGACGTCGGCCTCCAGATCCCCGAGCGGACCGGCGTGCCCGTCCTCGGGGTGAACCCCTTCTACCCCGAGGACATGGAGAAGTTCCGGTCCCAGGTGTTCGACGGCATGGGCGGCGGCCTGTGAGCGACGACGGGGCACTGCGCTTGTCCTGGTCACGTCTGCGGCTCCACGCTGAGTGCCCTGCCAAGGGCGACCTGATGCGCCGTCACAAGTCGCCGGTGCAGGACATCAGAAGTTTCTATCACGGAAATGTCGTTGACTTGGCCATGCGCCGGTGGCTCAGTCAGGAGGAGCCGGAGCCTGGGTGGATGGCGGCCCAGGTTGACGCTATTTTCGAGGAGTCGGCGCAGATCGCGAAGGACACTGGCGACGGCATCGTCCGGTGGAAGTCGCTCACCGACAAGGCCGAGACCCTGGAGTTCTGCCGCATCCTGGTGACGCGCCTGGAGCCCATCCTGGTGAAGTACGCCCTCCCGTTCGAGTGGACGCCGGCGGTGCGGTTCTCCGTGCCTATCGCGGTAGAAGACCTGAGCGGGCACATGCGCGAGATCATCCTCGTGGGCGAGATGGACCTGCTGGTCCGCGACTGCGAGGGGCGGTACGCGGTCTGGGACCTGAAGGCCACGCGCGACAACGGCTACCACAAGAAGGTGCTCGGCCAGATTGCGTTCTACGCCATCGCCGTCAGGGCGCTGCACGGGACGTTCCCGGCGATGACGGGACTGATTCAGCCGATGTGCGACCAGCAGGTGCTCGCGGTCACGGTCGACCGCGACGCGGTGGCCCAGATGGCCGGCCGGATCACCAAGGCGGCCCGCGACATCTGGGCCGGCAAGCTTGCCCCAAAAGCTGACAACACCGGCTGTGCCTACTGCCCGGTGAAGCACGCCTGCCCCAAGTTCAGCTTCGGCGGCAAGCCGGGCCGGATGTCACTGACCGCGGCGTAGTAAGGGCATGGGCATTGACGAGACGGTAGGCCGGCTGCGTGACGAGGTGACCGCCGCCCAGCGTCGGCACGCCAGCGCTGCGGCGCAGGCAGAGCGAGCCGGTGCCCGCGCTGCCGCGGTCCGCGAAGACCTGGGCGAGGAGTTCGGCGTCACTACCGTGGCTGAGGCCCGGGAGAAGCTGGCCGTGCTGGAGGACAAGCTCGCGGCCCAGGCAGCCGAGGTACAGCGGCAGCTCGACCAGGCAGGAGGGGCAGCATGAGTCAAGATGACGCCAGTTACGGTTCCCTGGAGTTCACGGTGCGGCGGGCCATGCTCGCCCAGCTGGCTGAGTGGGCGGCGGTCGCCGTGCCCAGCAGCGCCACGCTCCCGGTCAACGGGTGCTTCCAGGTCGCGGTGAGTCCGGAGAGCCTGCGGGTGGCGGCCACTGACCAGGCCAAGGCGGTGTCCGCGGAGATCCCCGCCGTGCTCTCGCAGTCCTCCGGGCAGGTCTACCTGCCGGCCAAGAAGCTGCGCTCGATCCTGAGCGAGGCGCGCGAGGGTGACGTCACCGTGTCGGTCAAGGGCAACCTCGCTGTGGTGACCGCGGGCTCGGCCAGCTGGCAGCTGCGACTCCCGCCCCCCGACGGCTACACCGGGATGCCGGACCTGTCGGCCGCCGAGTTCGCCCCGGTCGGCCGCGAGAACCTGCGCTGGGCACTGGACACGGTGCGGCACGCGGTCGGCAAGGACGCCGGCCGCCCGGCGTTCACGCAGGTCCGCATTGACGGCGACGCCGCCGGAACCATGTTCGCGTGTGCAGCCGACTCCAGCCAGTTTTCCAGCGCGCCGGTGCCGGGATTCCCGTGCAGCATGCTCATCCCCGGCGCGGCGCTGGACGACCTGCTCAAGCTGCTGGCCAAGAGCCCGGTGGACGACGCCGAGGTGGCTGAGGCTGGCCCTTACGCGGTGTTCCGGGTCGGCCCTGTCACCCTGGCGGCGCTGCGGACGGGCGCTCCCTTCCCGAACACCGACCAGCTGTTCCTCGGCCCGGTCAAGGGCAATGACATGAGGCTGGGCGTCGACAAGGACGAGCTGACCGCTGCGCTGCGCCGGGTCAGGGTCAACACCGACGCCAGCACGTCCGCGGTCGCGCTCATCGCCGACAGCGACAACGGGAAGCGCGGTCGGCTGACTGTCACCGGCCGGGACAAGGGCGGCAACAGCGCCGAGGAGGTCATCCCGGCGTCCTGGGAGGGCGGCCAGCACCTCATGGTGGTCAACGCGGTGTTCCTGGCCAACTTGCTCGCCGCTCACCCGGGTGCAGCGTGCGAGTTCAAGGTGGGCAAGGACCGCGGCAAGGTCCGCGCTCCCCTGCTGCTCGTAGACGAGGACAAGCAGGTCACCGGGACCTGCCCGCGGATGCCGCCCAGCCTGGTCGGCTACTAGACAAGAGAGGCACCAGATGCCCAAGTCACTGAAGGAAATGGAAACTGAGGTCAAGGAGTACTGCGTGGCCAAGGGCTGGTACGAGCAGGACGTACCCGTCCCCGTGGCGCTTGCCCTGCTGCACGAGGAGACATCCGAGGTCGGCCACGCCTGGCGCGAGTGGGGCCTGATGGACGCTACCACCGGGGCTACGGTGGACGGCCCGAGGCCGTCTCCCCGGGCCAAGCCGCAGGGCGTCGGCAGCGAACTGGCCGACGTGGTTATCCGGGTCATGGACGACAGCGGCCGGTACGACCTCGGTATCCCCGAGCTGGTGCCGCGCCGCCGGGGCGTGTTCGCCCTGAGCGACGACTTCATGACTAACGTCAACGCCTTGCACGACATGATCTCCCGCGTGTCGATGGCCTGGGAGTCTGACCCGGTGGCCGCCGACCTCGCGGCCGGGATCGCCAACGTGCTGGCGTTCACCTTCCAGCTGGCCCGCCGCAGCGGCATCAACATCCAGTACGAGTACCAGCGGAAGATGGAGTACAACTACACCCGCGACTACCGGCACGGGGGGCGGCGCGTCTGATGCGTTGGGGGTTCTTGTCCGGGCTGGACGTGGGGGCAGACGGTGACCCGTATCTGGACCGGCTGCGCCTGGCGCAGACGCCGTGGTTTGGCGTCTACCTGCATCACATCCACCGCCCGGACCGCGAGACGGACCCGCACGACCACCCCTGGTGGTTCGCTTCCCTCGTGCTCACCGGAGGCTATATCGAGCAGGTTTGGCCGGATAAGACGCGGAAGGGCTGTCATTTCGTCCGCTCGCGTCGCCGGTGGTCGCTGAAGTGCCTGAGTCGCGGGGCAGCACACATCATTACCGGGACTAGCGGCCCGCTCTGGACGCTGGTAGTGGTCGGCCCGGACAAGGATGAGTGGGGTTTCTGGCAGGAAGGCCGGTACGTCCCGTGGAGGTCGTACGTCAGTGCCGACTGACCTCGCTTCCCTCGCCACGGCGGTCCAGGTCACACGGCGTGACCTGGACCGCCAGGCGGGGCGCGCCCAGCAGGTGGCCAAGTCCTGGCAGGCGGCTGAGCAGGACATCGCCCGGCTGACTGAGCGCACCGAGCTGTACGCCAAGACCGCGGCCCTGCTGACCGCCATCGGCGAGGAAGCGCAGGAGAGCGCCCGCGCGATGTTCGACGACCTCGCCACCCGGGCGCTGCAGGACATCTTCGGCGACGAGTTCTCGTTCCGCCTGGTGCCCGGGGAGACCGGCGGCCAGGTGTCCCTGGAGCCGGTCATCCGGTCAGAGTACGACGGCGAGGTCATCGAGACGCCCGTGCTCGAAGCGCGCGGCGGCGGCATGGCGGTGGTCGTCGGTTTCGTGCTGCAGCTGGTCATGGTCCTGCTAACCCCGGGCGCGCGCAAGATCCTGTTCCTTGACGAGACGTTCACGTTCGTCAGCGAGAGCTACACCGACCGGGTGGCGGAGTTCATCGCCAAGATCGCCCGGAGCCGGGGCATTCAGATCGTTATGATTACCCACGACCGGACCTTCGCGCAGTACGCCGACGTCAGGGTGCGCCTTGTGCTCGGGCCGGGCGGGGTAACGCAGGTTTTCGAGGGGGAAAGCGAATGAGGCGCTGGTGGCGGTTTCGTGAGCGCCGGGCGGCAGC